ATAGAATGAAGAATATCCATCTCTACCTGTCAAAGACTCATGTGATGTTCTAATCCACTCCATAACTTGCTGTGCACCTGATGGTACAATTGGGTCATAAAGAGTAATGTTCACATCATCCCAAGTTGATTTACCCTTAATCTTTCTTTTAATGTTAATATGGTCTAATTCTACTACTTCCGAAGTGAACGTTGGTCTACTAGCTGTTTTAACAATGTATGATTCGATACCATTGATTTCCATAATAAATCTGTTACCAAGCTTTGGTTCAAAATTCTTATAGAACATTTTGTCAAACTCTAAAATTTCTGGCATTTTCTTTTCGTTTTATATTTTATATAAATATTTGTTTTTTAAATTATCCACCGAAACTTGCACCAGTTGGTAAGATGTTGAAATCAATTTGAATGAATTCAGCTGTCTTTGTTGGTTGTAAGTAGATAGCTCCTTTAAGGATATTTCTATCAATTACATCTGGTGTGTTATTTGTTTCATCCATTACTACTCTGAAAGCGTATAAACCTTGTCTTTGTTGAATTCCCTCTAAATAAGGATTAACAATGTTTAAGAATCTGTTACGAGTTTCAGATGAGTTTTGTTCGAATACCAAATATTTTGAAGTTGAAGCGATATACTTTCTAACAGTCAATAGTAATCTTCTTACGTTGATTCTATCTAATGCTGATGGTTTATCTTGTAAAGTTTTCTGACCCCATACTACGATACCTTGTCCTGGGAACTGGCAGATTGGGTTTACTTTACCATCATAAAGAGTATCTCTTTCAGCTTGTGTTAATCTATCCAATACAGCAACTGCTCCTACTAAACCACCTCTGTTCAAACCTGCTGGTGCGAACCATTCTGCTGCTACTCTATCGTTTGCTGCGAATACGCCAGGTAATAATACTGATGGTGGAACTGTAATAAGTTTGTTTGTATTGATATCAATTGTCTTAACCCATGGATAATAAGTTGCTGCGTAGTTTGTATCCAAACCACCTGCTAATGTATTACCTACTGTTGTAGAAATATTTACATCAGGATCACCCATTTCAGTAATGAAGAATGCATCTGCTCTTTGTTCAACCATATCAACAATTGCTGTGTGAACATATGAGTGGTCTGCTTTAGTTACACCAGGTGCAACAACCATATTGATATCCCACTCATCAGCGTTTGCTAATGCGTTAATATGCTTCATATACGCAACGGAACCAGAAGAAGTTGAATTTGTTAAATCAAATCCTTGTGTATTACCTGCTGAAATATTTGAATCTTTATTGATTGCTACAGTTGGTGCCATACCATCAAATCCTTCTTGGAATGCTACAACGAATTGTGCAGATGTTGAACCTACTGATAAAGAACCACCATTCGTTACATCTAATCCAAATGCTGAATTTGAACCATTACCTGCTCCGTTTGGAACTGGTTTTAAATAAATTTGGTTATCTGTATTATTATCTAAATCAATACCACCAAATTGTGTTGCAGATGCTGTTACAAATGATGCTGTTGGCATCATGTTTGCAAATCCTGCGGACATTGATACCGGTAATTGATATGCTGCGTGTCCAAATGGAACCGACTGAATAGGTGCTACTGTGTTTAAATTTTTAATTCTAATGTACTTAGATTGATTTACCCAATCACCTATTTCTGTAATTTTACCTGATGAATTAATTGATAATTTTCTATCACCAATTACTCTACTAATAAAGTTAGGAGAATTAGGGTCTAAGTTTACGTTTGCGAATGTTTCTAAAATGTTTCTTTTTTTATTAGTATCTGCAAAACCTCTAACAACAACTGTGAATGTACCATAGTCACTACCTGCTACTGAACCAGCTGCTTTAATATTTGTGATACCAATTTTAATTTCTGTATTTGCTGCGTTACCTACTGCTATGGTTTCAAATTGGAAAAGATTAAATCTTTCACCGGAAATTAATTGAGATTGAACATATGGTGTTACCGCTTCTTGTGCATCAAATGCGAAGTTTTGGTCATCTAAAACTACCACACTAGCCGAAGTTGTTGTATTAAATCCAACTCTGTGATTTTTAAAGAATCCATACACATATCCACCTTTAGCACCTCTTGG